TTGTAATTGATTTTGTAATATCTGTTTTTTTGACTTTTGATATGAACTTACTACTGTCCTTAGTTACAGGTTTCATGGACTCTTTGACCGAATATGTACTACCACCTTTACCATCAAATGTTTCACCAGAACCTGGAAGTCCTTTAGGAAATGTCATTCCATCAAAGGTGATTGTTGATAAGTCTCCTTTTATTGATTTAACTTTTTCAACAGTGCTTGACTCTTTATCTTGATTGATAGAAACATTTAAATCAATCTGACTCATTTCACCCTCTGCTTTCTTCATCGATTTGTTAAAATCACCTTCAAGTTTATTTGTGTCCGACATTAATTTATTAGTATCTTTCTTCAATGTGTCTATATCACTATTTGCATCGTCTGCTTTCTTACTTGAATTATTATTTTCTGTGCTTGCATCACCACCAAATCCAGATTTTGCTAATTTCTTAGGGTCTTGATTTTTCTTAGATTTTAATATACCTAATCCCTTACCAATATTGGCAATCAAGTTTGTAAATGCATCTTTCAATCCAGTAATTTTTTCTTTTATCTTTTCACCAATCTTTGAAAAATCTATATCTTTTATTTTGTTTATAGTATTACCAATAGAATCCTTAAGTCCAGTAAAAAATTCACCAAACGAAGTAAAGAATCCTGTTATATTATTATAAATTTCTTTTATTTTTTTGATTACTCCTTTAACAGTATCAATTATCTTAGGTAAATTTGTAACAACCCACCCAATTAGAATTGTAGATACAAAATCAATTACTTTTTGTAAAAGACCACCACCTCTAGATACTGATTTTTTTGCAGAGGGTTTTTTCTTTGATTTATTAGATTGTTCTAGTGCTTCCTCCTCTTCTCTTCTTTTATCTTGTTCTAATTTTTTCTTTCGAGTTCTCTCTTTTGACATGAATATATTTTTATCAATTTTCCTTTTCTTGATTACCGCCTTTTTAACATTACCTGCGACTTTCTTTGATTTTTTTGCAATGGAAACACCCTTCTTACCCGCTTTCATCGCCAACTTTCCACCTTTCGCGATTGCTCCTCCCGTCTTTGCGAGCATCGAACCTACTTTTAAAGCTGCGAGAACAGGAACTGCCATTTATACCACCACCCCGTATTGTAACTGTGAATATGTTGAATAAAAATTAGATGCATTTGAAGATCCTAAAAGTGGAACATCTGATTGAGAACCTGCTTTTAATGGTTGGTCACCATCCTTCTTAGCCTGTAAATTATTTACTGTGACAGTTGGTGACATCTCATCCACAGCAGACAAATCACGTTCCCTTGTACTTTTTGTTATGTTTGCAGCATTTGATGAAGAAGGGGTAATGCTAATTGCATCACTAGATGAATTTGAGTAATTACCTTTTGCTTCCTCTCTAATTCTATTTTTCTCATCATTAACAATTTGTTGTGTATCTTTTCTAAACTGAGATATTAATTTTGTTCTTTTATCTAAATCAGGAACTGCCATAATTTTTGCCCACTCAGGATTATCCATAGATTCTCTTTCCTTAGTAACCCTATCAAAAGTACCACTCACCTCTTTATTTTTTTTCTTCGTAATATCTTTGATGCGTTGCTGTTCTATCTCAAATGCTTCTCTCGCAGATCTTTCTTCTTCAGTCAAATTTTCTGTTTTTACGAATACCTTTTTACCATCACGCATTACACGAGCTCCATCCTTTTTATATGCCAATATACCTGCCTCTCTTAGCATCATTTTGTTCTTATGCCTTGCTTCCTCAGCTTCTTTACCGCCTCTCCCTATTTGAAATATTTTTTTAATTCCTAATATTGCTGCCCCTACACCAGCAGCAATCGCTAATGTAATTAAACCTGGTGGTGATAGTAAAAATCCTATAATCGCACTTCCGACTGTTGAGATGACTGCAATAACCTTTGCAATTATTGCTGGTAGTGCTAATATTCCAAGATTCATCGCTACAAAAATTCCACCCACAGCACCAAGACCAGCAAGCACATTCATACCAATGCTTTTCAACTTCTCCTTATCACCATCCATGAATGCTTGAATTGCCTTAAATCCCTTATTTGTCAACCAACCAACGAATATAAGTTCAAATGCTGCCATCAATCGTGATAGTATACCTTTTGCTTGCTCTCCTACTGCTTTTACAGGTGATAATAAAGCATTTTTCAATCTCTCAGGAACTTTTTCTAACAATCCCTCTTTCTTCTTTCTTTTTTCCCTCTCTCCTGCTAATAGCAATTGACGATTCTCTTTTGTTGTTTCCTTCTTTTTTTCTTCTGCGTCAGTAACAATAATTGTTTGTAATTTTTGAAGTGTTTCCTGAATATTTGCAATCGACTTCATCACAGAATCCATGTTTGCCTGTGGTTTGTCAACCTTGACAATTGCAGACTTATCAAATACTTTGCTTGGATCAAGTTTTCTTTTTCTAAGTTTAAAAACCTGCTTTCTTTCATCAGGAGACAAGTATTCTCCTGTATTTGGATTCACTCCTGTAAATTCTGGTAAAAGTTTAACCACTTTGCTGTTGTTGTTTTAGATTTTCTTCTTCAATATACTGTTCTAAGAGAGCAACATATACATCTTTTTCCCAAGGAATCATATTTTCAATCTCTGTCAAAGAGTATTTATGGTGTTGCATCAGAGCAAAGTTAATTTTGAAGTATGACGCGAGATCAGTATGCGCCATACCTACTCGAAAAAAGATGCTAACCCTTCTAAAACTATTTCATTTTCAACTTTTGTATTTGGATTTACGACCTTCACTGTATGAGAGAGTTTCGGCATCGTCTCAAAAAACTTTTCAACTTCCTTGAATTGTTTTGAACTTAATTGTTCAATAAACTCTGTCAACTCTTTTTTTGTACAATCAGATGATGTCCAAGATTCCTCTTCATTATATACTTGATCAATACAAGCAGTAATCATATCAAATGATTCAGTTACTCCGATATTATCTACATCAAAGTTATTCTTTACAAATTCACCCAATGAAGGATATTTCATTCTCATTGTAAGAGAGTCATCAAGTTTAATGTCAAGTTTATGTTCGGGGTCTTTTTGAACTTTAATTGCATCTAAGTCAATCACAACGGGAACTTGTGTTTCATTATCATCAGGGCAAGTTACAATCACTTCAACACTCTCACCCACAGACTTACCACGTATATTTAAAAATAGATATTCAATGTCAAATGTAGACAACTTATCTACTTTTGTTCCACGAGTTAAGATACAATTTCCAATTACAGTTTTGATTGCATTTGTTATTTGTTTCTGATCTTCTGACTCCATCGCAATAATCAAAAGTTTTTCCTCTTTTACTAGAAAAGGTCTATACTTTATTTTACGATTCGAAGAAGGCAGAACCAATTCATACGTTGGGGTTGCAATTCTTGGTAAAGGCATAATATTATTTTTAGTATATTATATAGACAGGTTTTAGGAATTATTTTCAGAGATTCCCTTGGCAATGCTTAGATTAGTTGATTCACCAGCAATATATCTCTCATAATTAAAGGTACAATTGACTCTTAATACGTCAGAGTTTCCATATTGAACAGGAGTTGATGCCAGATTAATTGGAAACATACCAATAAAAGTATACTCGATTTCTTTTTTATAGTCAACATTAAACTTAACAATTTTCGTCTTATCACACTTATAACCTGAATTACCTTTTGGATATCTCATACGATAAAAATAACCTGGTGATGCCTTTGAGAAAGAAGTAATTTTTCTTTTCTCTGAACCACTTGTTATATAATCCATCCAATGCTCAAAAAACTTTATCATCTTATAATTTTTATCAACATAAAACTCTAAGGATAATTCACTGAATATTCTTGTATGTGCAAACTTTTCTTGAACACCAGTAAAGTTCCCAAATATATCACTTGTCGCTAATGCACTGCCAGGTATTGAGGCAGAACTACATAATAACCCTGAGTTTTCAATTATAAATCTCCTATCCACATTTTTTTGTCCTAAAAATGCAAATAAATCTGATGACAAACCATCGAAAAATACTTGGTAATGCGACGTTTGTGCCACATTCGTTAGTAAAGGTTTGATGTCAGATATTTTTTTAGGTGAAACCATCTAAATACTCTATATCTCTATATTATTAACTATTTAGATGTCTTATAAAGGTAAATATAAACCATCCAACACTCGCAAGTATAAGGGTGACCCGACAAAAGTAATTTATAGGTCACTTTGGGAAAGAAGATTTATGGTTTACTGTGACACAAATGAGAATATATTAGAGTGGGGAAGTGAAGAGATATGTTTACCCTATCGTTCACCGGTTGACAATCGTGTGCATCGATACTTTCCAGATTTCTATATTAAAGTAAAGGAATCTAACTCTATTAAAAAATATTTAATAGAAATAAAACCAAAGAAGCAAACAAGTCCTCCAAAAAAACCAAGACGACAAACAAAAGGATATATCCGTGAAGCATATGAATATGCAAAAAATCAAGCAAAGTGGAAAGCGGCAAGAGAATTTTGTGCTGATCGCATGTGGGAATTTAAAGTAATCACAGAAGTTGAACTAGGAATTAAAAAATGAATCTTCCAACCGATGATAATAGTAACCGTATAAGATCAATCGTAGATAGTGTGATTGGCACTGAGAGTGCAGATGATTTGATGATAAATTTAATGGATGTATTAAGCGAAGGTGGTAAAATCCCAGAAGTGGGAAAATATTATACCTTTGTATATTCACCAAAAACACCTAACATACCTT